GACATACAGCATTTATGAATGATCCATCTAACTTACCGCAAAGTGGTAATCCTGCAATGGGACAGCAGGCGGCAAATAAATTAATGGCAATGATTTCATCTCACATTGCAGAGCACAAAGCTCACATCTATAGACAGATGATTGAAGAGGAAAGTAAATCAGAACTACCTACTCCTCCAGATTATACAATGGCTAACATTGCAAAAGATGATGAATACGAATCACTGCAACCAGAAAAAGAAAACGAGGTTGCAAAAGCACAAGCAGGTGCGGCTCAAATTATTGCACAAAGAAACCAAGCATTAATTCAAGCACAACAAAACCAACAAGTGATGCAAGATCCTAGAGTGAAACTAATGCAACAAGATCTGCAACTAAGACAAGCAGAAGCTCAACAAGAAGCACAAGATGATATGATGCGTAACGAATTAAAGAACAAAGAAATAGATTTAAAAAATAATTTAGAAGTTCAAAAGTTACAATTAGAAGTACAAAAGATGCAAATGCAAAAAGAATTAGAACAATTAAAATTAGCTTCTCAAGCAAATGTAAAAACTCAAGAGAGAAAATCTCAAGAGAAAAGAGAAGCAGGTAGAATAAGATCTAATGAAAGAATGGTTTCTACTAGAGGAGAGAAAAAATAATGACTAAAGAATTTGAAGTAGATAAGATAGCTAGAAAAAAAAATGAAGAACTTGAAAAAGCTATGAAAGCAACGACCAATCAAGATATTATAGATATGGTCAATAGAGTTTCTGCTATGGAATTTGAACAAGAAAATCCTGTAAAAGTAAAAATTAAAAAGAAACCAAAATCAGATAAAAAAACTATTAATCCGGGAAGAGCAGGTAAAGGTAATTTTAATGTTGGAGGTAGTGTGAAACAAGATAAAGGTTTTCCAGATTTTTCTGGTGATGGAAAAATAACACAAAAAGATATTCTTATGGGAAAAGGTGTCATACCAAAAGTTAAAGATATGAAAATGGGTGGCCCTGTTAAAGCAAATAAGAAAACATCTTTTAGAGGTCAATACGACATACAAACAAAGAAGGTAAAGTTTAAAGGCGTATTTTAGTGGATCTTCCAAAGTTTATTCATCACATAAAGAATAAAATAGAAAAAGAAAAAGAATTAATCTCGCAAGCACTTGTTGATGGTCGAGTAAAAAAAGAAGACTATGATAAACAAGTGGGCAAGGCACAAGGTTTTACAACAGTGTTAGAAATCCTCAAGGAGTCGTCAAAAAACTTGGAGGATTAAATGACAGAATTTTCTCTTGTAGAAAAAAAACTTAAAGACAAAGATCATCCTGTAGCTGTAGGTCATAGGATATTAGTACAAACTCTTGATGTATCTGATAAAACATCTAGAGGTATTTATCTTCCCGGCAAAGCTGTCGAGGATCATAGATCGGTAGCATCAATCGGTAAAATTATACAGATGGGTGCTGACGCATACAACCGAAGCGATATGTCAAATCCATGGGCAAAGGTTGGAGATCATGTCATGTTTGGTAAATATGCAGGTCATCGTTTTAAATATGGTGATGCAGAATTACGAATAATGAATGATGATGAAATTTTGGGGTTAGTCCCAAATGTAAAAAAAGTTACATAGTAACTTCGTTATAATAACGCAAACTAAGGAGAAAACGCTATGCAAGTAGTGCATGAACAAGTTGGCAAAGACAAAAAAAAGTCTGAGCCGATGAAGGTTGTTGATGACGGCAAAGAGGAAAGACTAGAGCCGTTTATGGTAGAAGAAAATAAAGAAAGTCCTAAAGAGGCTGTCGCACAACCTTCCGATCAAGAAGAGATCGCAGAAGAAGAAGTTGTAGAAGAAACTGAAGAACTTGAAGCCGCAGAGGAACAAGAAGAAGTTTCTAATAAAAAAGATAAAAAGAAGAAAAAAAATTATCAAGATCGTATAAACGAACTTGTTAAAAGAGCAAACGAAGCTGAAAGAGAAAGAAATAAATTATATTCTTATAATCAAGAATTGGTTTCTCAAATGCAAAAGTTGAAACCAGATTATGAAAAAACTCAGCAAAGTTTAGTAGAACAAAAAAAGAAAAATTTAGAAGAAAATTTGACGATGGCTCGTCAAGCATACAAACAAGCCTATGAGTCTGGTGATTCTGATAAACTTTTAGAAATATCAGAAAAAATTGCAGATATTAAATATGGTTTAAATAATGCAGACAGAGACATGATACAAAAGGTTTCGACAACCGAAAGCCAAACGGAAAAACTTGAACAGGAAGTTACGAACAACACATCTGGTCAAGTAGATCCGAAAGCTCTAAGGTGGGCACAAACTAACAGTTGGTTTGGTACTGATGTCGCTATGACAGGTGCCGCTTACAGTATAGATGCCCAACTTAAAAAAGAAGGATATGATCCTTCTTCAGATGAGTATTACGCTGAAGTTGATCGCAGGATGAGGGAGTCCTTTCCAACAAAATTCGAAGAGGAAGAAAAACCCAAACAAGTGGTAGCTGGCGTTAGACGAGCTACGAAAAACACTTCTAACAAAGTTCGACTCACTGAAGGCCAGATCGCAATGGCTCAGAGATTAGGAGTGCCTCAAGAAGAATATGCGAAGTTTGTAGGGAGGGAATCATAATGAACAAATCTACACAACTATCTCGTTCTAACGCTTCAAGAAAGCATGATGAACGCAAAGTAACTTATAAACCACCAAATGACTTGGATGCTCCAAAGCCAAATGAAGATGATGTAAACTATCGTTGGATTAGGGTACAAGCAGGCGGTGAAGATGATACACGAAACATAGCTAGACGTAAAAGAGAAGGCTATGAGTTTGTGCGAAGTGAGGAGCATCCAAATTTAGAATTACCTGTACACGAAGGAGGTAAGTTTGCCGGAGTGATAGGTAGTGGTGATTTAGTTCTTGCTAAAATTCCTAAAGACTTTTCAAAATCTCGAAACACTTGGGTTAAGGAAAGAACAGCTAGACAACAACAAGCTGTAGATGAGAATGTTATGAGAGAACAACATCCTTCAATGCCTATTACAAAATCAAATCAGTCTTCCGTGTCAACTGGGAATAAGCCACAGTTTGACGAGTAGTGTACTTAATAAATTGGAGTATACATGGCTAATTTAGATGCACCATCTGGTGCAAGACCATTTCGCCATTTAAGTGGTGGCATGATTAGAGCTAGCGAATACAAAATTGCAAGCGGTACTTCATCTGATATATTTACTGGTGACTTTGTAAAACTATTGTCAACAGGATATATTGATGTAGCTTCAGCAGGTAATAGAATACTTGGTGTATTCGCAGGTGTAAAATACACGGCTTCTGATGGAGAAGTGGTTTACAAAAAATATTTTCCAACTGGTACAACAACACTAGCAAGTGCTGATGTAACAGCTTATGTGTATGATGACCCAAATATTACTTACAGAATACAATCAGCAGGTTCAGCAGATTTTACTGACATCGGTAATTTAGCTGATCATGTTGCAGGTTCTGGAAGCACAACTACAGGTCAATCAGGACATGAGGTAAGTGGAACAACTGGTACGGGTACAGCAGGGTTGCGTATCCTAAGACTCATTGACGATCCAGATAATTCAGCAGGAACAAATGGTGAATTAGAAGTTGCTATCTATGAGCATGAACTTAATCAGCATATTGACGCTGATGGAACTCCGGGAGTATAATTATGGCTGTTATATCACGATCACAATTAGCAAAAGAATTAGAACCCGGTCTTCACGCCCTATTCGGTCTTGAGTATTCAAGATGGGAAAGAGAGCATGAAGAGATCTTTACATCTGAAACTTCACAAAGAGCATTTGAAGAAGAAGTTCTTCTTACAGGCTTTAAGGGAGCATCAGTAAAAGCTGAAGGTTCTGCTGTAGGTTATGACTCATCATCTGAGCTATGGACTGCAAGATATTCACATGAAACTATCGCACTAGCTTTCGCTATCACAGAAGAGGCAGTGGAAGACAACTTGTACGATACGCTTTCAAAAAGATATACTGCGGCATTAGCAAGATCAATGGCATACACAAAACAAGTAAAAGGTGCTAACGTACTTAACAATGCATTTAACTCTAGCTTTCCGGGTGGAGATGGTAAAGAACTTATCGCTACCGATCACCCTACACTAGAGGCAGGTACACAAGCTAACGAGCCAACTACTGCGGCTGACCTTTCTGAATCATCTTTAGAAAACGCAATCATTTCGATTGGTGGATTTGAAGATGACAGAAGTATCCCAGTAGCGGTGCAAGCTAGAAAACTTGTAATACCAAAAGAACTTGCGTTCACTGCTCAAAGAATTTTGAAAAGTGAGTTAAGAGTTGGTACTGCTGACAATGATACAAACGCATTAAGAAGCATGGGCATGTTCCCAGAAGGTTATGTAGTAAACCACTACTTAACTGATACTGATGCGTTCTTTATCTTAACAGACTTAACTGATTCTGGACTAAAGATGTTCCAAAGAAGACCTTTGAAAACATCAATGGAACCAGATTTTGAAACAGGAAATATGCGTTTTAAAGCATCTGAAAGATATTCTTTTGGATTCTCAGACTGGAGATGTATCTTCGGTTCACCGGGAGCATAAAGTACGAACTTGGGGGGAAAATAGTTCCCCCCATTTATTAACAATTTTGAATGGTGGTTTTACCACTGGTCTTTAGGAGGACTGTTCAAATGCCAACACATTTTTCATCGGGAGTAAGTAACAGAACTACAGGACATCCTTTGTTCGAGTTCCCATACTTAGATCCTTTCAAATATTATATTTATTCAAACGACTTTTTTACTTATCATGCAGATGAGTTCACAATTACAACAACAGAAGATGGTTCTGGTTCAGCATCAGAAGCATTAACATCTCTAGCAGGCGGAGCTTTATTAGTAACAAATGCGGCAGGAGATAATGACGCTGACTTTTTTCAATTAAAAGGTGAGTCTTTTAAATACGATTCAACAAAGAATATGTTTTTTAAAGCTCGTTTTAAAGTAAATGATGCAACACAATCAGATATTGTAATGGGTTTACAAATTACTGACACAGCTCCATTAGCTGTATCTGATGGTATCTTTTTTCAAAAAGATGATGGTGATGCTAATCTAGATTTTCACATTGAAAAAGATTCAACACAAACTGACAACACAGCAATAGCTACTTTGTCTGATGACACTTTTGTAGACGTTGCTTTCCATTATGATCCAAAAGGTAACAATGGAAGTGGTAGCTTTAGAATATTCGTAGATGATGCTATCGTTGCAGAACAAACTACTTTAACTAACGTACCAGATAACGAAGAACTAACAGTATCTTTTGGTATCCAAAATGGTGCGGCTGCGGCTAAAACTATGACACTTGATTTTATCATGGCGGCAGTAGAAAGATGATCTTTAGTAACAAACTAGCTTTACTCCTCTTAGTATTGAGGAGTGAGGCTAAATTATTTTTATTAGGAGGAAAGAATGGCTGATGCAGTAACTTCACAAACAATAGGTGATAATGTTGGTGCTAAAAACATACTTGTAAAACTAACAAACATATCTGATGGCTCTGGTGAAAGTGCAGTTACTAAAGTTGATGTATCAGCGTTGGCTAAAAGTGCAAACGGAGATGCATGTTCGAGAGTAAATGTAGAAGAAATATATTACGATATATTTGGCATGCGAGTAGATTTACTTTGGAACGCTAGTTCTAATGTAATTTGTAAAGTTTTAGGTAGTAATGGAGCACACACAACATCTGGTTACATGGACTTTAGAGATTTTGGTGGTATAACTAACAACGCAGGTTCTGGTATTAATGGTGATTTACTATTAACAACTACAGGACACACTGATGGCGATCACTACACAATTATTTTAAAATTATCAAAAACATATTAACATGGCAACTTCTGGCACTAGATCTTTTGCATTAAAAGTAGATGAAATTATAGATGAGGCATTTGCACGAATAGGTGGCGAACCTCAACTTGGTAAAGAAGTTCTAAGTGCTAGAAGATCCTTAAACATAATGTTAAGAGATTGGACAAACAGAGGTGTTTTGTTATGGTCTACAGATGAACAAACAGTTTCTTTAACAGAAGGAACAGCATCTTATACTTTAGATGCAGGAACTGTAGATATTTTAGAAGCAGTATTACAAACAACAGTCTCTGGTGATACAACAGATATAAATTTAACTAGAATAAGTAGAGAAGATTATTTAGAAATACCTAATAAAACATCTAAAGGTCAACCTTCACAATATTTTTTAGATAGACAAAGGGCGGCACCAGTTATATTTTTATATCCTACGCCAGATGACTCTACAGATGTTTTTAAATTTAGAAGAAGTAAAAAAGTAGAAGACATTACAGCATCTAATGAAGACATAGATGTACCAGACAGATTTTACCCATGTTTAATAAGTGGTTTAGCATACTATTTAAGTTTAAAAAGACCACAAATAGAAATGAATAGAAGACAAGAGTTAAGATTAATTTACGAAGAGGAGTTTGATAGGGCGGCTACTGAAGATAGAGAAAAAGTAGATTTAAGAATTATGCCCGTTTTATCAAGTTATTAATTATGGCATATGCAAAAGGTAAGTTTGCAAAAGCCATTTCTGATAGAAGTGGACATGCATTTCCTTACACAGAAATGAAAAAAGAATGGAATGGTTCTTTTGTACATAAATCTGAGTTTGAGTCTAAACATCCACAATTAGACCCAATAAAACATAAAGGTGATGCTATTGCATTAAAAGATGCTAGACCACCTAAAGATTTAGATCCAGTTCCTCAGATGGAAAATGGTATTCTTAATAGTTTACAGAAACAATTAGGACATACTGCTAAATCTTTTCCATCTACTTTTAAAAGTGATAACGCTGTTCCTAAAGCTACAGCCTTGACATTATCTGCTAGTTTAGGTAATGAATCTGTAAGTGTCAGCTAAAATAGAATTATTTGTAGGAACACCTTGTTATGGTGGAATGTTAACAGAAGATTACTTTCATGGTATTCTTGAGTTACAAAATTGGTGTTTAGAAAATAAAATTGGACTAAACATACAAACACTAGGACATGAATCATTA